CTTTTGATGATATTGAAGAAGTAATGAGTCTTATTCAAAAAGAACTTACTGTAGATCTATTGAAAGGAAAGAGATTAATGTACCCTAAAGATAAGGGTATGAATAGATTCTATGGCCATTGCTATCATTCTACTCAAGCATTATGTTTTCTTATCGATAGTGATGAGTTAGTATCATATAGTGGTGAAGATTATCGTGGTGAGAAACACTGGTGGTTGCAATATGATGACACTGTATATGACTGTACTGCTGAACAATACTGGTCAGTGAAAGCGAATCCGCCATATGATACAGGAAAGAAAACTAAATGGTATGGGTGGAAAGGCAGGCCACAACAGGTATCTCTTGAGTTATGTAAGAGAGTTCTTGGAGTGAGACTCAAAAAAGATTGGATAAGGGGTTGACAGGAGGCTCGTTCTGACCTATATTAGCTAAGTGATCAGGACAGGAGTTCAACTCCCGAGGTCATGTGTTCTATTCAATTCATTTAATGAATCCTACTATCAACATCTCCGTAGAAGTTCTTGCCATGTGGCAAAAGGTTCTTCTTACATGTAACAATCCTCTTGGTTTAACCGAAGAACTGTTACAAGAGTCTTTAGAGACTGCACCACCCAAAGAATATGCTGGTGCTAATTTCATGGGACGTTATATCATCCCACGTCAGTTTGTTCGTTATGATGAAGCACAACAACCTCGTGATAAGAACAATGACTCTGAGCACGTTAATAACCTGACCAACAACTTCAATACTGTTGGTTATCGTAAGGAATCTCAACCTCCTATTGCTTGCTTTGATTCACAAAGCACCAGTATCTACTCACTAAGAGCACAATCTGGTTTTAATCGTGATGGTGCCCTGAACAATCTGGGTCAAGAGTGTTACATCTTTGACATTTATGAGTATGAGGATGAGTATGCTGAAGTAGTTGCTCGTAACGTAAGCAATCACCACAGTAATCCTCAGATGGATCAAAAGATCCCTGATTATGTAAAAGAGGTCGTTAACGCTAAAGAGCGTGGTCTAATTGAGAATACTCAAGATGCTATTGATGCCTTTGTTGAAATTATTGCTGCTGATCGTACTGTAACGCAACGTAGCAAGATCAAGAAAGCTTCCTATAGTGAGTGTGAAGTTTTCAGTAACTTCCGTACTTATAATTCTACTGGACATGGCAAGAACACCTTGAATGGTTTCATTGCTGCTCAAAACCTTGCTAAACAGGGTATTGAAGGTCGCTCTAAAGGGGAGATTCAGACACAGGGTTATATTGTATATTGCTCTGGTGCTGGTAACAACAAGTCTGTATGGGCTCGTGCTATTAGTAACTCTGTCAAGTATGGTGTACCTGTCTATGTGATAGGATACTCTCAGAATCGTGTAGACGATCTTGAAGAGTTTCGTAGTAAGTTCATTGCTGATTGGAATGAACAGAAAGAAACTTGGGTGAAGTTTGCCATGAGTATCTTCGATGATTGTGGTGAGTTTGATGAGTCTCGTATTCAAGTCAAGTTGGCTGGATTCAAGGCGCAGTATATTAAACCAGATCCTAATGATAAGGGTCGTCCTACTGAACAAAACATCGTCGATATGTATGGTAATTCTATTCAGTTTGATCCTAAAGCTGACTGCATCACTCTGACTCAACCCTGAGTCCATGTGACAATCTGCAAACTGGTTAGGGGGCCCTTCACAGGGGCCCCCTTTTCTGTTATAATAACTGTATCAACGCAAGAGAGCATGACCACCACCCTTCGCCCCCACCAGAAAAAAGCAGTTAATGCAATGTGGGACAACAGCAGAGGTCAGGTGATCATCCCTACGGGTGGTGGTAAGACCATTTGCATGATCGAAGATGCCATGACTAACATGGAATTGATTAATCGTGGTCAGACTTTTGTTGTTGTTGCCCCGCGTATTCTTCTTGCTGAACAACTCTGCAAAGAGTTTCTTGAAGTGATTGATACTACTCACACTCATGTGATGCATGTTCACAGTGGTGAGATTGAGTATTTCAGTAGCACCAAACCAAAGCAGATTGCACTGTTCAACAACACTGCAAGAACTGCTGGTGAGAATGTCATCATCTTCACCACATATCATTCACTGCATCGCATTCAAGAGGCAGACATTGAAGTGAATACGATTTACTTTGATGAGGCACATAACTCAGTTCAGCGTAACTTTTTTCCTCCTACTGAGTTCTTCTCTCACGATGCTGATCGTTGCTATTTCTTTACTGCAACTCCTAAGCATTCTATTACTGTATTCAAACCAGGAATGAATGATCCTGAGGTTTATGGCCAGGTCATTTGTAATGTTCCTGCACCACAACTAGTCAAGGAAGGTTACATCCTGCCCCCTAAAGTTGTGGTTCAGCAACTGCCTCAGGGTGACTTCAAGCAATCTGATGAGAAGAATCTGCTTGATACTATTGATGCTAACTCACTCAATAAGATTCTGATTGCTGCACGTTCTACAAAGCAGATTCTTCGTCTTATCGGACAATCTGATTTCACGGTGCAACTTCATCAACGTGGCTATAACTGGATGTATATCACTAGCAAGACTGGTGCTATCATCAACGGTAAGAAAGTATCTCGCGAAGTATTCTTCAAGACTCTTAATCAGTGGGGTATGGATGACACTCGTTTTGTTGTGATGCATCACTCTATCCTGTCTGAGGGTATCAATGTCAAGGGTTTGGAAGCAGTTCTGTTCATGCGTAACATGGATTTCATTGGCATCAGTCAATCTATCGGTCGTGTAATACGTCTAGGAGGCGCTGAGAAGACGTTTGGACTTGTATGCGTTCCAGTCTTTGATAAAGTGGGCATCAGCACTGCTAGGAGCGTACAGGCAGTAGTGGACACCGTGTTTCAGCAGGGTGAACCTGCCATCTCAGTGGTGCGCCGCTAATGCTGTCCGATAATATCTACGATCATGTTATTGCAATTGCGAAAACATCACTTTCTAAGAAACAAGTGGGAGCTATCCTACTCAATAAAAATAAAATAGTGGCAACTGCCACAAATATTGAAACGAAAACACACCCCATACAGGCACGGTTCGCCAAGCGAGTAGGACTGCATGAAAAAATCTATTTACATGCGGAAATTGCAGCTTTGGTGAAATGTAAAGAAGAATGTGATACAATTGTGGTTGCAAGACTTGGCGGTCATAATCATGATGAACTTCGCATGGCAAAACCATGTCCAGTTTGTGCATTAGCACTTAAAGAAATGGGCATAACTAATATACACTACACTACTGATAATGGATTCCTCTACGAATATTCACGGATTTACTGAGCATATGCCTACAGATGCTATGATCAGAAATCCTGATCCTGTCAATTCTATTAGACCACCAGTAAGTTTTGACTCTTTAATCAAAGAATATCCTAATGCTTTGACATCAGAGTTTTGCAAAAATTGTATTGAGAGATTTAATACTGATACAAGATCATATGTTGGAACTGTTGGATCAGGCACAAGAACGAGAACAAAACAATCTCAAGATTTGCTGATCAGTGGATTGCCAGGGTGGGAAGATGTTGATACAGCATTTTTTAAAAATCTACAACCATATATTACATCATACATCGAAGAGTTTGATAACGCTTTTAGATTTGGAAGTGTCCAAGAATGGTTAAATGATACTGGATATCAAATTCAAAGAACAGAGCCTGGTGGATTTTATGATTGGCACTCCGATTTCTCATCTCAACCTGAAAAGAATTCTACTAGTGGTGTAAGAACACGATATTTTACTTACATTTGGTATTTGAATACTGTTGAAGAGTGTGGATGGACAGAATTTAGGTCTGGTGTTAAAATAAAACCTGAAGAAGGTAAATTGGTTCTTTTCCCTGCTGCATGGCCATACACTCATAGAGGATATCCACCTAAAAGTGAAAAGTATATTTGCACTGGTTGGGTGTATACACATGATTCTCCATAATAATTACTAAATAAAAACAAACTGCTAATATGTTATGGCACTAAAACTTTTACGATTTGCGCCACTAATTGTTGCTGGAGCTTTACTTGGTGCTGGCATTCAACATGGTCAGTTTCATGTATATAATAGTTTGGTTCCTCATGTCCATTCTAACGGGGTAATCCATTCACACTAATTTAACGCTGTAAGTATGACTTATTTGATTTCAAAGTTTTTCAACGCGGATGTAGCAAAAACGCTTGAAAGTAAAATAAAAGATGCTGATTGGTATGATGGACTTGAATCTTTATTCATTAATGCTAGGGATAGTGATAAGAATCCATATCTACTAAAAGATAACTATCAAGCAGACATGGATCCTACTCAAATGTTTGAGGCCATGGATAGTAATGATGAGTTTTTAAACTTCACATTTCCGAACCACACTAAAGATCCATTATTCACCAAAACAGAAAAAGGTGGGCATTATAGTCCACATTTTGATGATGTTACAAATGGTCAATTTAGTACTACAGTATTTTTAAGCGATCCTAAAGAATATGAAGGTGGTGAACTTGTTCTATACATTCGTGGTAAAGAAGAAAAATTTAAGTTAGAACCTGGTTTTGGTATAACATATGAAACTGGTACTCCACATTGTGTAGAAGCAGTTACTAAAGGTCAAAGAATTGTTTCAGTCTTTTGGACTACATCTATAATTTGGGATATTGAGGCATTGCGGGAATATAGATATTGGAATATGATGGCTGGGAGGTATAAACCTAAGTTTGTATATGATAATACTATTGATTTTGTAAATTGCTTACATAATCACTTCAGTATGAAAGCCGATGCAATTTCAAGAAAGTTTGCTATCTACTACCCTCCACAAAAACTATCTAATCATCATTAATGTCACGCCTTAGTAAAGCAGAACTTGAGAAACTATTTCCATATAAAAACTTTCCTATTCGTATGGAATGGAAAGAGGGGAAAAATGTAAAGATTGCATGGTTTGAATGTCATGAGCACATGCAGAAACAATATGATAGAGTAAAGAAACCACGTCTAAAAGTTGATGTTCGTTATCGATATCCAGAGTTAAAACCACAAGAGAAACCCAAACGGAAGGTATCGTCCTCCAAAGTAACAAAAACCAAAAAACCCATAGCGAAAAAGGCAGAAGCGATCAAGACTCCATCTGTTGCAAAGAAAACGATAACAAAGTCTAAAGCACCTGTCAAGAGGGCCCGTCGCAAGAAAACCAGTTCGTGAACTGGTCAGATCGCTTGCCATAAGCACTGATCTGGTGTATATTGGCCATGTTGAGAGGGATGACCCCACCACATGACCACCACACTAGCACAACACACTGCTCAGATGGACGCTCGCAACACCATTCAACTGAATGTTACTAAGTTTTGCCTGATGCTTTGTGATGCACTCACACAAACTGCACCACAAACTGGTAGTAACTATGGGTTCTATCTTGATTCCATAGGTCATAAGTATCATAAGATCTTCATGACTATCAATGGTAAGCGTGATTCAATTCATGCTTTCGTTGATAAGAAGACTGGTGAGGTTTTCAAACCAGCATCAATCAACGCACCAGCTAAAGGTGTTCGTTTCAACCTCTTGATCATTCAAGAACGTGAGTTTGTACTTGATAATTGTGAATGGACTGGTGGTTATCTCTACCGTAATGCATACTATCAGGGTGCTTGAATCATGATCGAATTTAATCAGCGCCATTGGAAACTTATTTTTGACGCTGTTCGTAAAGATCAGCAGCGTCAAGTTGTAGGTAGTAAATTTTATGAAGAATATAGTGATATTTTGAATAGCATTTACTTTCTCGCTTATCCCAAAACTGACAAATGAAAGACTGGAGAGTTTATTGCCGCGCCGCATTCAATGCACTTTGTGCCAACGCGGAGCTATGGAATGATCCTGACTCGTTTCGTCCAATCACGCGCATCTACTATGATCTTGTGTTCTGTTCAGGATACAATCGCACTGGGTTGATCAGTGAAGAAGCACTGAATGACTCAAAAAAGCGTACAGATGATCATTGCCTGTCTCCACAGTTCATCGCCAGAATGATTATGGACAATCCAGATGTTTATCTAAAAGATTATGAAAACTTTGAGAATCTGTTCAATCTGGCAAGAACCACAGTATGTGTCACCAAGGATGAAAACAAGCAGTTGAGTATGCTGACAGATAATACTGGGATCGATTACAAAGTTTATGTCCCAACTAATCTAAAGTACAAGCATCTTGGCATTAAATTGTATGAAAAGGTTGGACAACAATACAGTAATGCTGTAGAATATGACGGTGATGTTGGGGATATTGCTCCTCAAGATTTGCTAAACTATGAAAAACAATTCTTAATCAAATGAGGTATCTATTAGTCGGTCTTGTAGCCACTGTTTTGTGGGAATTTGGCCACCCCTTTATCCCTGGTCTTGTCGTAGACCACGAACATACACATCAATCTGAGTGCAAGCAATGATTTCTACAACTAATAGTCCATACTACAGTGGGGTTGAAAGTTCTCCATACCGATTCAATAACCTTTCTTTTGAAGAGCAACGTAAGGGTCGTCTAGCTGAATCCATCGATGAGTATCTCAATGAAGGTAGAGCGAATGGTGACGTAGAAAGTATTGATGTATTCTATCAGGATCTTCGTGATTGTATTCAAGATCTGATCGATTATCACGGCAAAAGAAAGGATCATGCCGTCGCGGCACTGGAGGCAGTTCTAGGTCATAGGCCAATTGCCGAACTGGGTGATGAGTTCCCCAGACCGCAAGGCAATCGTCTATAATAATCAAGTAACCAAAGGACACAATGCAGAACAAGCACATCGAACACATTGAAGATTCTATTCTGACTGGTGATCTGTCTGCTATTGACCTTATCTACGATCCTACTCACATTTCTGTGAAGATGGATGGTTCTCCTGCAATTGTATGGGGAACTGACCCTGCAACTGATACTTTCTTTGTTGGCACCAAAGCTGTGTTCAACAAGAAAAAGATTCGTGTTGCTCACTCTCATGATGAGATTGATCAATTCTATGATGATGAAGTGGCAGAGATTCTTCATGCTTGCCTCAAGTATCTCCCACGCACTGATCAAGTCTATCAAGGTGATTTCATTGGTTGGGGTAATGGCACCAAGTTCGGTCAAAATACTATCACATATGTTTTCAATGAGTTTGTAACTCAAAAGATCATCATTGCTCCTCATACTTTCTATTTTGACATGGATGAGCAAAATGATCTTAGAGAGATGACTGCATTCCCATTGTTACAACTCTTTGATGATAGTTCAAAGGTCAAGTGGGTGCAGCCTTGTGTTGATCGTATCAAACCAGAGGGTGTTTCTGCACCTAACATCAACAGAGATGTTGTCAATTTTCTTGATGAGAAGACTGCAAAGGTCTGCAAACAGATCATCAATGCATTCATCAGGGAAGGCAAAGAGATCAACGATGCATTACTTACTGAGATCTTTGGTTGTAAGTATCTTGCCAATCTGTATATGATGGTGATTGAAATGAAGGAGGATCTGATTGATTCTTTGATCATCAGTGACGCTCCAAGATCGTATATCAATGGTCTTCAAATCAAGCAGGAGGGTTTCATTATCTCAGATGAGTATGGTGACATGATCAAACTTGTAGACCGTGAGATCTTCAGTGCTGCCAATTTCAATCAACACAAGCGGTGGGCAAACTAATAAACTAGCCTGGCTGCCACCAGAAGCGCCTGTAAGGTGCTATACTAGTCCTATCCAATGAATCCCCTTGTTATGATCAACACAAACATTCAAGATACCACTGACCCTAAAGATTGGGAAGACTTTTGGAATGGTGATGAAGAATCAATTCTCCAAGAGTTAATGCAACCCAATTACAATTTACAGTATGTGAAAAACATACTTGATAGTGAAAAGAATGATTGAACTTCCAATTGATTTCCCACATGAACCACCAACAGGCTACCGATATGAAACGGTACAGTTTAAAAGTAATGTTGTTGCAATCTGGACTGTATGTAATCCTGGGTTTGTTTACAATGATGGTAATGACATTCGTTGTATCTGGGGATTCTACAATACCAAGAAGCGACAATACCATTCACCAATCAACTGTAAGAAAGTAGGATCCGTAGTTGATGTTAAGGACACACGTCCATATTCATCAATGCAGATTCAATATCAAGGATTAGAGGCATTCTTTGTATAAACAGTTTTTTCCATATTGGGAACGGAAGGTATGACCAATCACACCCAACAGACAAAAATATGGAAAAAACAGGTCTTTAGTCCTGTGGTGGTAAGGGTTCTCAAGGTAGATCCGCAACAAGGTGATAGTATACCACCAATTTAATCAAACCAGTTGGCGAACTGGCTAAAACCCCTTGCCAAACGCCCCAAAGTCTGCAATAATATAAGAGTCAAAGGAATTCAACCCATGCGAGACTTCATTTGTGCATACTTCGGTAAGGGTTCTGACGGTAAAGACTGGACGATCACTGCAAGAGGTTTTGCCAATAGTCAAGAAGCAGAAAAGCATGGTCTTTTCATGATGCCAACACCAGGATGTTTTGGTTTTGCTGTGATTGCAGAAAACGATCTTCAAGAAGGTTGGCAATTACGACTTGAGCGTAGTATGTTATCACCAAAGAATCGAGTGATTCAAGATCATCTTAATAATTACAAAATCACCACTCAATCATGAAAGTACCATCACACGAAGAACTACTGCATCTTAAAATTCAAGCTGCAATGAGAGAAAACTCTTTTCAAGATACTGATCTTAAATATCTTGGTGAACGTGCTGGTCATCATTGGTATTTGATTGATGGTCAGCATAGAGTATCGACTGATGAAATTGAAGGGTTTGAAAATGTCAATGAAGATTGATACGATTGGTAGAATTGTAGGATCATTTCTTGTGGTCTCTGCATATTTCATTATCCTACATGTGAATCTATCATTAGGTGTGATTATGCAGTTCATTGGTGATGCAATCTCAGTGCCATTCTTTATCAGAACAAAGTCATGGGATGTAGTCATTATGCTTACATTCCTACTCATCATCTCATCTACTAAACTGCTACCTCTACAATGAAGTTTACACAATACTTTCTTTCTGGTATTTTCATCACCGTTGGTCTGACTTGTTATTTGTTAGCAATCGCAGAACGTGATACCAAAATCAACATTCAAGGAACATCAAGTGAATTATACTAAAGAACAACTCATTGAGGCACTTGTCCGTGAGTGGGAGTATCTTTGTCATGATGATTATGATCCTGATGATGATACTCCAGAAGAATACAGACTTAAACTTGAATGCTATTCATTAGATGAACTCATTGAAGAAACATCTACTAATGAATATTATACGTTAGATGAATTCATTCAAAACTGGAACTAATCCAATTACCTCAAACTAATCATGTTTAAATTATTTGTCATAGCAGCACTTGGTCTCATGTTGTCAACTCATCTCCCAGCTAGACGTATTGTTGCTGATCAACTAACTACACTATCTGATGTGATAAGACCCGATGATGGAAGACTCTGATACAGTTGATTGGAAAACACAATTACGTTCATTAGTACAAACTTCAAATGATATTATTAGAAACGTAGATAAGGCAATTTTAATTAAAGGTGATGTTAAATTACATCGCCAGAAGATATGTGATTCGTGTGAATTTTATATACAAAAACAGGATAAATGTAAGAAGTGTGGATGTATCATGAAAGTTAAAACTAAGTTATATTCCGCAAGATGTCCAGTAGGTAAATGGTAGATGAAAGATACTAAGGAACAATACCATCAAAGACCTTGCAAATACTGTGGTTGTCTTCCTCCTAAACATCATTGGAGACCATATATGTGGATGCACAAACATGAACAGAATTGTCCTGAAAGATTAAAAAGTGTTTAATTTTATGTATTAAATAAAAGGCTAAAAAAACATATGTGAAAGCATTGTCTTTATTGAGAATAATTCTCTGGATACTACCCAATAATACCTTATAGAAACTTACATAAAAACCCACATAGAAACCTTCTGATCTTATGTTGGCTTGGCGAGCATAACATGGATCGATCGCTATGTCAACCCCCAGGGTCATCAGAATTTCCTCAGTAGGATCTCGACTAGATATGCAACACTTATCATAAATCTCGACTAGACACGCATATATACTGCTATAATCATCACATACATCTCGACTAGATTCACATGAACCAGGAATACGATCTAGAATTCATCATGGAATCATATTATGAAGATCTCGACGAGAATGACACATGTGCATATGATCTCGACGAGGATTACGCACACAACACATATGATCTCGTAGAGCTTGCATATAAGCATTATGCATGATATACTAGTACGAGATACACACACCCACACATGGCACACGTAATGTCTGTAACACAGAAGCTTCGCGTACAGGTAACACTAGACATGTATGTGTATGATGACTTAGAGTTGCCAAAAAATGATGATGAGTGGGCAAAGCTGTTGGGATTAGAAGGAGATGAAGCTTTGTCTTCAAGTGTAAGTAATATGCAAGAAAATATGTTCTAATTGATATCAAGTCAATTGTCAAGGGCCCCTGTGCCAGTTCGTGAAGTGCCACAGTATCCCTTGAAATCGGATCCCGTTCGTGTAGTATATACATGTTCGGGATTTTTTCCTGAATATTGTTAACAACTCATTCGTCACTAAGTAACAATCAATGACTGTCACTCAAGAAACATTTAATGCATACATTCAGATTCTGGATGAGAACACCGAAAGCCAGGTAGATGTTCTTAACGTGTTAAATGACATTGTTCGTGGTGATTGGGACAATTCAGTTAATTATACTTTAGAGAACAATTCTGATCCAATGGATGACTTTAACTATAGAGGCAGTAAGTATCATTATTGAATGTGACGGTCGGCAAGGTGTCACAAGCCCCCTTGCTTTCTCCTCTCAGATCTGCAACAATACGTTCAAGACAAAAAACTCACTTTTCTAAATGCAACTCTCAAACTCAATCTGCACCGTTGACTTCTTCCCTGAGGCATTCATCGCTGAGTCCGATGAGGTCAAAGGCATGAAAGTTGTCGTCAAACGTTTCAACAAGCGTGTCACATTCAACAATGGCATTAAATCTTACAGCACTGTGTCTATGTTGACAGCACAGAACGAGTGGGAGACACGTATTGCTAACGGTGCTACAGTTACTGACTACAACGTTGAGAAAATGCCACGCTCTGAGTATGCTCCCATGGCATGTGTAGGTTGATTCGTAACACTAACTCACTCGTCACTAACTAACATCATCATGCGGCTTGGATTAGCTTTAATTGTTCTTTTATTTGGTATTAAACTGGGTTTAGATTTGGCAGACTCTCCCCTGAGAGATAGGATCCAACAGAGGAACGAAACGATCCAACGCCAGATCGATGCCATGTGACAGTTGGGTAAACTGTCCACTATCGCTTGCAATCGGGTCCAATCCCTGCCATATTGGCCACATACCAAACAAACCAAACAAATGACAGCATCCACCACCACATACAACGGCTGGGCAAACTACGAGACCTGGAACGCTTCCCTGTGGATCGGTAACGATGAGTTTCTCTACAACACAGCGAAAGCATGTGTGACCTACGCTGAGGGTGAGACCCCATGGACTAAGTTCGTCCGATGCATGACAGACGGCCAGATCGGTAGTTTCCTTGGTGAGACTGGCGATGGCGTCAAGTGGAACAATCCAGCGATTGACGCCGATGAGATGAATGAGATGATGGCCGAACTGTAAGGGGCCATCCCCCATCCTATCACCAAACAAACCAATTCAAACCATGATCCTGAAAGTTTCCCGTTTCTCACGTCGCAACAAGGTAGAGCCATGGGTGTCCTTTGTATCCTTCCCACAAGGAACCTCACGCCAACTAGCCACAAGACTCTTAGGAAACAAGGCGAACGGCATCAGCATCAAACGGGCAACGATCGAACAGGTTGAGCTAGCAGACGTGCCAACGACCAAACGACTCAAGACGTACAGCATGGAGCAGGGCAAGGTCCTGAAACCAATTGGATAAGTG